GAGATCAGCCTCGGTCTCGTGGGCTCGGAGATGTGTATAAGAGACAGGTTAAGATCATCCTTGATTTTCTTCTGGAAATCCTGATCTCCGTTTCTGTGAGCCTGGATCATCATTTTTGTATACATCTCAAGATTTTCTTTGCTTCCCATGTCGTACTTTTGTTTCAGCCATGTATAATCCGCTTTGCCTCCTGCTGAATCAAAAATAGAATCAATGACAGCTCCCATGTCTCTTGTAAGACTCTTAATCGGGATTCCGGTGAGCTTGCTCGCCATCTGAGCCGTGTATACAGCTACGTACTGTGGTGTATACTTACTTGTGCCGTCTTTTAACTTCTTAATCTGATTCCAAGCGTATATCATATCCTCAAAGCCAGACAGATCCGCTCTGGTTGGCGTGTATCCGGCAATAATGGAGGGAATTTCTTTCACCCATGGGATGTTATTCAAAAGGTTCAGGTTATCGAAAATGTTTGATTTAAGGCTGTCTATGTACTTTTCCTTGCTGTTCTTATCTCGGTCATCATCTCTGAGCATATCAACCGCTGATGCAGCTATTGACGTGGCTACACCGGTAAGGACAAATACAGTTGCGGCGCGTACTGCTCTGCTCTTCGAGCCTTCTTTCTTCGTTTTTACATCTGTTGCAGCGCGGTAGAGCATATCATAAGTTTTTAGCGGTTCAGCCATGAAGCTGGTAGCCAGCTGATTGATTTCGCTCTGGCTTCTCATAATCTGAGTACGATGTAAGATTGAATCAACTACCTGTGTCTTGTCTACAACTTCGCTAAATCTCTTGCCTACCCGCTCGTAAAATTCTTCCGTGCCTTCTTTCAGATCCGGATGCTGATCCATACACTCGTATTCGCAAGCTCTCCATAGGCGATTCCAGGCCAGTTGATCGCCTTTTTCTGCCAAGATCATAGTTGCATTAACAAACCGCTGCTTTGTACTGTCGGTGTTAAACATGATATCTTTCATTTGTCGGCTGGTATCCATGCGGTAAAATCCCCAATCTTTCCATTGCGCAATAGGGGCGTATTTACATATAAGGTCCCACTGGCCTTTTCTGGTGATGGTCGTCGCGCCTCTGGCAAGATATTTAGGATTGATCTCCATACTAGCTCTTATGTAAGCTGTTGGCTGCTGGGCAGCTACACGCAGATTTCCAGCTACAGAAGCCGCTTTCATGTTTGAGACCAGTTGGCTGGCTATGCTTTTATCTTTATTTACTGTCCCGTTGATATCTGAAACCAACTTGACGATATAATCATTTCCCTGCTTTCCAAAGGTCCTTTCTATCTCTTCTTTAATAGATGATCCAAACTCAGTCATTCCTCTGGTGTCCTTATAATTGTACACCTTATTAAGATCTGACAGTGGGATTACATAGGCATTATATGTACTCATGTTATCAACCTGGCGGCTAAACACATCAAAGATGTCCTCAATAATCAATGGATTATTCGCATATGGGGTTGTGCTCTTGGTGATTCCCATGTTCTTAATGGTTGACGCTTTATTTCCCGCATCTCCCTGCCTGGTTGCCACATAGTTTTTATCTGTGCTAATTGGGAAATAATTCTTTGCTGTGAATTTCTCATAACCATACATGTCCATGGTTACTTCATTTCCCCAGGCTGCACACTGATCTCCCATAAACTGCTGCAATCCATCCGCAAGAGCACGCTGCGCCGGTGTTAAAGTCTTTGTGATCGTTTCTACATCTGCGGCCGTAACCTTTACAGGGCGATAATTCTTCTTGATCTGTGCCGGTGTATAAGTCGTTCCTTCCAATTTGGCTTTTCCAACTACCGGCGCCTGCTTAATACCGCCGTTTCGATCATACATATGGCCTCTGGCCTGGCTTCTTTTGTTTAACTCATACAGCGACATCACCTGGGCTACTGTAAGATCAATCTCACCTCTCGATGTCTTAAAATGCTGAGTCTTGGCATTTGATCCCGTCCATTCACGCAATTCTTTAGGCTTGATTCCATACTTATCCACAATATCATCCACATATTCCTGAGCAGATCTCAATTTTTCTGTCTTTTTATCCAGTCCGTTACGCAATGCATCATAGGTGGACTTCATGTTGTCTCCCATTTTTCCAAACATGGTCTGCGGATCCAGCATGTCATAATTCAACAGTTTATCTCCCATTCCCGCAGGTCCTACATACTCCACCTTATTCCGCCTCTGCTCCAGATCCCTAAACACTCCATCTGCCAGAATACTCAGTTCTCCAGATTTTTTGTTGCTCTTAAGATCATTTACTTCTGTTATAGCCTTTTTCATAGCCATGACCGTCTTTTTAAGCTCACCCATGCTATATGCATCCAAGTTATCCAGTTTATCAATTCCCTTTGTTTTTTCAATTAACTCCTGAATGCGCTGCGCAATATCTGGGTCAATATCCATGGTCATGGTATCACCAGTCTTCTGGTCCACATAAACACCGCCATTATCCAGAATCTCCTTAAATGCATCCTGGGCTGCTTTCCAGTCTTCTTTTCGCTGGGTCTTAATCACACTATCCTCATCATTTGGAGAAAAATCAATGTTGTTCAGGAAAGCCGCTACAGATTGTCTCAGTCCCTCTGGAATATGCTTTGAATCAGTCGGTTTCAGCAACCAATTCTGTAATTTTTTTCTTTCTTTGATGATCTGTCTCTTATCTTCCCTTTTCTGCTGATTCTCCCTCAATGACTTGATCCGCTCTTTGCTCCTCTGCTGCATGGCTGCCAATTCCTGGTTCTTGCTGTTTCGCAGATCATCCATCCTTTTTTTATAATACTCCCTCTGCTCTTTTCGCTCTGCTTCTGTGAGGTTTTTATACTGTTCTGCCAGGCGTGCGCTTTCTTCAAGGTTCTGCTTTTTAATCTGTTTAAGGCTTTCATCATACTTTGATTTCAAATCATTTTTATAGTCTCTTATCTTCTGCTGATACTGCCAGCGCAATTTTTGCATCTGAGCCTCTTTTTTATCAGCAAACGTCGCACTTGGTTTTCTCACATCAAAATACGAATCTAAAATTTCTTGACCGATCATGTATGACATTTCTTCCATATCAGCAGCATACGGATTTATAACTTGCGGAGCTGTTTCATCTAAAAATGCTGCTACTTGTTTCAGTCGGTCAGCTGGATGTGTTATGCTCAAAGGGAATTTTTCAGGATCTGCCGGGTTTAATGTATCTGTATAAAATGAATCTATTGATACTCCATCAGCTCCCAATTTCATCCTTCCAAAATTATGTCTTCTGAAATCATTATATCCCCCTTCAGATGCAAGATCAGGTTTATCTTGATCCGAAATTGAGATTTTTGTATTCTTTATCAAGTCTCGCACATCTTTATATCTTTCAGTCTGTTCTGTTTCCACCGATTGTGACTTTTTCAAGATGCTTTTACCCATACTGGTAGCTGCTTCTGTAATGGCTTGTCCATCCACCTGATCAGCACCACGGATATACTGATAAAGCTTAGACAGGTTTCTTTCCAATGTTTCACTCGGATATTTGCTACCATACTCTTTCAAAATATTCCTTGCAACTTTTTTGATATCCTCAGTCCGCACTGCATCCTTGTCTGTCAACTTAAACTGCTGTTCCAGAAGATCATTCGCCTGCTTTAAAGCTTCATTTTGGTCTTGCAATGCCTGAATTCTACGTTCACTCATAGTATCGTCTACATCATCCAACTGGAAACGAGTCTTGCTTTTTTCTGTACCTGGTTGTATATTGTCCTTAGTAGCAGGAGTAATGACGCTATACGTTTCGGACGTTCTGTACGGGTCAGTTTTTTCTGGCATTGTAAGCGTAGTGGATACACTCCTGCTATTTTTATTTTCCCACGCATACATTGTGTGCAGCTCAAGCATTCCTTTCTTGCTTCTAACGTATTCTACGGCAACATTTTTTCCATTAATATCCTTCTCGAATTTCAGAACTGGTTTTCTATCTTTGGAACTGGTTGTATTTTCTACCTTATCGTAGCTTGATATAATTTCTGGAAGTCTTGATAGTATCTCCGGCGTTACCGGTGTCTGCCCTCTCGATCTTTCTTTTTCTGGATTGCTATGGCTGTCTTCAAACTCGCTTGTAATGGCAACATTTAAATTTTCTGTATTGACTCCTGTGTCTTTGTAAATCCGTTGCGCGAGCTCTGGACCTATTTTTCCAATATATAATCTTGCATATGGTTTTTTGTGGACATGATCGCGGTAAAAATCTGCAATATCTTGTTTTGTGTTGCATATTATGATACTGTCGTTATTTTTCCACCAGCCTTTCTCTTTCTCTCCGTATTCCTCAAATCCAAACTGATTTAATTCATACTTGCTGCTTTGCATGATGTTATCCGCTCTTTCTTTACCTGCTTTATAGTCCTTGCTGCCTTGCTCCAGACCAAGCAGCCAAGCATAGCGGGCATCTTCATACATCTGTACATCCTGTTCCAGATTCTTTGCTGCTGCGCGAGTGCTGCCAGTTTTGATCAGGTTCTTGATCGAATCGATCACATCTGACAGGAAATCAATGATCTTCTGGGCTAAGTTGCGATCTTTTTTTACTACCTGGTCGATAAAATCCGGATCGTTCAAGAATTTCTGTGTCGCATCTGCGGCAATCTCTTCCATTACCTGCTGACGGGTGAGGTCTTGCCCGGCATCCTTATAGCGGTTGGTGTATGATTCTACTAAATCTTCCCAGGCTTTTCCGGTTGTCTTCATTTGTGCTTCTGTCACGATCTCCTGATACAAGCGGTAAGATTCTGGGGCTGTATCTTTAATAAAATGTGTCAATTCGTGAGAAAGAGATCCGTTAAAATCCTCGGAGTTGATGTTTATGGTTATCTCTCCCGGTTTATATGATGCTGTTGCATTCTCCTGGGAAAGGTTGTCTACCAGGTTAATCTTAATGCCTGTTTTCTTTCCTATATGCTCTGCTACATTGCGCTGATCCTGTGTTGCGTAGTCAGATACAGTGCCTAAACCGCCCTCTTTGGGCTGTCCCTGTGTGTACTGAGGTTTAATCTGGTTATCTAGATTATAATCCTGGATACCGGCACGGTAGGCAGCTTCTATCTGCTGATCGGATAAAAGAGACATTAAAGCCGAGTGAGTAGCTGTGTCCAGATCGATCTGATTATAGCCTGCGTCATAAGCACGGCCAAATGCTTTGTTGAATGTAGATACATCTACAGATCCATCATATGTATTGACCAAAGCCTCACCACCGTTCTTTCCATATCCTGAACGGTACTCTTTGGCCTCCTGAGTGTCTGTAACCGGATTCTGTACATTGTCTGCTGTTTCGTGTACATTTTCCGTAGGATTCTGTACATTTTGTGTTTGAGGTTCAGCCTGGTTCTGCTCTGTATTCTGTTGTACATTTTCCTGCGTTGGCTGCTCTCCTTGCACTGACCATTCTTCCTGTACCGGCTCTTCTTCCTGCACTGGCGGTTCTTCCTGTACCGGTTCTTCTTTTATCTGATTCTGTGTATCCTGAAATCCTTCATTCGCATCCGAACCTGATGACTGTTCTGCCTGTACACGATTAAACCATTCCTGCATACGAATGTCATATTCAGCTTTGTCTCGATTCTTAATAAATTCTTTGTTTTTCTGCCGCTCTGCATATTCTTTAGCAAGCTGCTGTAAATCTACCGCCTCTTTCCAGCTTTCCTCATTCTGATAGCTGCTTCTGTCTGTATCAATTCCTTCCGAATAATCCCTGTAATCAGGGTTTAATCTGCTTCCGTAGTCTGCTAGTCTTCTATTATTCTCAGTATTTCCAAGGATCTGACCACCAGCTCCCATGATTCCACCAGATACAGCACCTCCCAATCCCGACATAGCTACATTTTTCAAAAAATCTTCAAATGCCCTGTTCCTAGCCTCACTTTCACTGAATCCTTTTGCTTTATATATTTCATATTCTTGGTTATATTGAGACAATTCTCCCATTATAAGTTGATCAGATATCGTGTTAGCAATTTCTGTAAATACTTCTTCCGACCCTTCCGTCACTGCCTGTTTTGCAACATTTTTCAAAAATTCTCTTACACCCTTTCCAGGATGTGTCTTAAATTTTTCAAGTCCCTCCAACGAAAACTTTTCGAAAAATGCCTCTGCTGCTGCATTTGCCGCTCCCAGCTCTAATGACTGTTGAATGTTTCCTCCGCGTTCAGCAGCATCTTTCGTTGCGGATAATCCTGCTCCTCCTGCGGCTGCTGCTAATCCTACCGCTCCCATAGGCAACCGTCCAATGTTTTCCGCCATTGACATACCCGTTCCCACTGCAAAATTTCTTATATTTTCATTAGGGATAAGTGTGGTAAGACTTTCGTTTTCTGATACCCCTTTTTGAAATCCTTCGTTTAAAACGCTGGCCGTAAACATAGGATCGTTCGGATCTATATTATCTTTATCGCCATTTGCAGCACTCCATCCATATTTTGCAACCATTGCCGGATATGCCGCCATTGTTGATGTTGCTGTCAATGCATCTGCCACTATCCCTGCAACTGGATGTTTTTTTGCAAAGTCCTGCGCATTAGCCTTGATATCAGTTGCACTTCTTTCATTTAATACAGTTTGCAACGAATCAATGTATTTTTCCGCAGCTTGTGGACCAAATTTCCCGTTCAAATAATAATATACATTTTTTTCATCGTCATTCATCCAATCATTTGTAGCCTTGGATGATCTTCTTAATGCCCGCCTGTCTTTACTTAAATAATCAAGTGGCGTAAATACCTGAATCCCTGATACGGCATTGGGTTTATTTTTTCCGTTTTCAACCTGTTCTTTGAAATCATCCATTTCAGGAATGTCAGTATATTTAATAAAAGAGCCACCATAATCAACACCAACTTTATTTCGTTCTGCCTGCTGTTTATTTAACTCTTTTTTTTCATCTAACTTTTTCTTCTTATAATCTTTGATAATCTCCCTATCATACTGTTCATCATACTGATTTTCAACATTATTCCAATCAATTCCGCTTTCTTTTTCTTCCTTATCGATTTTGTTCTTTGCTTTTTCCCATATCTGTTGCTCTTGCTGGCTTTTTTTATATTCTTTATACTTTTTTATTGCATCTGCCATAGGAATAGCGCTTTCTGCTACCTTTTCGCGATCACTACGTACAAAATCTGTCATGGCAGTTGTATGTTGCTTTGTAGCTTCAATACGTATTTTTTGTGCTCTTTCTTCGCTTTGCTTTTTTCTTACAGCTTCTGCCTCTTCCCTTTGTTTCCGTTCTCTTTCCTTTTTTTTATTTAACATTGTACGCAGTTCACTGTATTCCTCTGCTCCGCCTCCTTGTGAGGCATAGCTTCTTTCTCCAGACGCATTTCTTAGCGGATCATTATCCTCATTATCAAATTTAGGATGATATCCCTCCATTGCCTTCTTCTTTTTCAGTACACTGGATAACGTAGTAGCCACTTTCTATGCCCCCTATTCTTCGGTAATCTTTTTCAATGTTCTCAGACCCTTATCATAATCTCCACCAGCCTGGGTCATAACTTTTTTAATCTGGCTATCTGTAAGACTTGGATATTTATCAGCGATATACTCAATCACATACGAATCGTCATAATAATTAATGCCATGACCATCTTTCGCATTAAGGAGCTTCTTCGCATCTGCCACATAGTTAGACAGGTCCGTTGCAGAGCTAGAAGTTTTCTTGCTTGATTTACCACCTCTTTTACTTCCTCCACTGCCTCCGGATGCTTTTTTAGCCAGTGATGCCGCCAACTGCTGTCTCTGCAATTCCAGCTGCAATGCATCCTGCTGTTTCTGATAGTCAAACTGTGTCTGCCAGTTCTGCTGTGCAAGTGCATCCTGGGTCTTCTGGTATGCGTACTGTTCCGCCCACTGCTGCGCAGAAAGATCTGTCTGGTATGCTCCAAAATCCTGGTTATATGAGCTATCATATCGTCCAGCGTAATAATTTAGATCATTGTAGTAATCATTTACACTGTCTCTATACCTGCTATAATCAATGTTATCCTGGTTATTTACTGCATTCAGACGGTTATACAGCTCCTGTCCTTCATTCAGATACTGCTGATATACACGGTCATATATGTCAAATGACTTATCGTTCAGCTGGCTCAGGTAATTGTCATACGCCTGCTGTCCTGCTGCCTGTGCATAAGTGGATCCGTAACCACCTGTAGCCGCTGTTGCTGCTCCCATGGTATCCCTCATGGCTTTCTGTCCCTGCTGGATATACTGTTCCCGGTAGTTTTTATACAGATCTGAATCATATACACTATTCGTGTCAAATGACTTCCTGTTTAATATATTATCAATGATCCCATCAATTGTTCCTTGATACTTGCTATAGTATTCATCCGGCTTATTATTTTCAATTTCATCCAATCGATCAGCATAATCCGTTGTCCGTGCAGATGGCGAAAACTTTGCATAGTTATAATCCGTCAAGTATGTAGCCGCCGGATGTCCCGGTCCGGTCTTGCCATCATCGCTCACCGGTGTAATTGTTACGTTCTGATTCTGGTTGTTGGCATTACTCTGCTGCCCCGCTGCCTGCGATTTCTGAGACTGCTGCTGCAATGACTTCAACAGTGACATATTCTGCTGTGCAGTTCCGCTGTATCCAGTAATTCCATACTGAGATGCAAGGTTTTTTCTGGCTCCGTAAGAGCTGTCCATGTTACGGCTTTTCAAATAATCAACAATAGATGCAACTGCCATACTTATTCCCCTTTCTTATCTTCCGGCTGGTCCTTAGTCTCAGATTCCATTCTTTCTCCATTTTGGAGCATTCGATTGATTGTAAGCAGAATCCCTGCCTGTGTTACTCCCTCAACTTTTAACTGATTTAATGCGATCAGTGCTGTATTAATATCACTTTCTTCAAAAACAATCTTCACTAAGCTGCCTCCTTAATCTCTTTTAAAGCTTTTTCCAATTCTTTGATTTCCTTTTGCTGCGCCTTTATTGCTCCAGCAAATAATACGCTGTTGTTTCCATATGGAATTGATAAGTATTCTTCGGAATGATCTACCAAAGGAAGATTTGTTCCAAGCTTTTTCTGAAGTGCATCCAGCTCCTGGGCAATCAATCCCATTGACCTTTGATCGGAATCTTTAAACTTAAAAGTAACCGGTCTCATTCCCAAGACTAAATTTAAGGCTATTTCATCCGGAATCTCTTTGATATTTTCCTTCAATCTCCTATCTGATCTTTCATACAGTGTTTCGCATGACACATCACCAGATACCGTTACTGTATTTGCAGTCAGCGTTCCACTGACATCCGCGTTCCCTGATATTCGCATATAATTTGTATACAGAAGTCCCTGTGTAGTGATCGTGTCTGCATAGGTTATGGCATCTACACTCACTGCGCCTGAAGATGATACTTTAAACTTATCATTTATATTGATAGATCCACCATTGATCGTTCCACTAAATGAAGCCGTTCCATCTTTGTATAGCTTGAAGTTATTCGTATCAATAACTAGATATCCTGTCTTAAATGTAATAGCATCTGATGTTGCTGATATTTCTGAACACAGTTTATCTTTGCTCACTTTCAATGCAATCTGACCATTCAACACCCTGATGCTAGTTTCCGTGCTTTCTTTCAGATTGGTAAACTGGCTGATAAATCCATTCATAGTTACTTCCAATTGACTAATGGATTCATCTGTTTCCTGGTACTTAAGAAAAGAATCTTTTGTAAAATTGTCTTCCGGAGTTATACTGCTCAAGCTATATCTAAGCTGTTCATTCAACATTTGGATATAGCTATAAACTTTTTTCATATTTTGATCTTGCCCACCTAACGCAGGCATATTAAAGCTTGACATCTCTCACCTTCTTGATCTGCTCTTTTAATTTGTTTATTCTTTTCTGATTCTCCTGTATTCCTTTTGCGTACAACGCACTATAAGCCACATACGGCAGTTCTAAATATTTACCCGACCGATTTACCCCTAAAGCATTTTCTCCGTTCTCCTGTGTCAGGTAGACGTCCTGTGCAATATATCCTATCGCCCTATTGCCTGAATCTCGAAAAGAATACGATACCGGTATCAGTCCAGCAAAATCCGCTTTCTCAATATCTTTAATACATTGTTTTTTCCTTTTGTCTGACGTGTACCGCACCTTCCGGCAGTTCAGATTTTCAGACACATAAAGTTCGCTGCATGTAGCTGCTTTCCCAATAACGTTGATGTAATCATCATCATTGTAAATTTCCATATTAGCAGCCACGATAGCTTTCGCAGGATTTAAGGTAGTTGTAGTCAGAGCATCATCTATGTACACATCGCCGGAAGGAGATACTGCAAAACGATTGTTGATGTTGATAGATCCACCCGTTATATTTCCAGAAAAATATGCATTTCCAGGCTTATCTAACTTCATATTTTGGGCATCGATAATCAGGTGTCCGCTAGTTAGTCGGATATATTCTCCATACATCTCCATTCTGGTAAGCATTTCATGGACAACGTTCCCTGTTGCTACCAACAACTGAATACTTTCCGAAGACTGGGATAACTTAGTCTGTACAGATGAGGCATAATCATCATATTCAATGTTCAGCGCATCCGTTGAAAACTGGATTTTTCTTACTTTGTTGTTTCTATCCGTAATAGAATTTAAAACATCATTTGAAATGTTATCTTCCAGGCTCAAATTTGAAATCGTATATTTGAGATCCTCACTAAACCGGTATAACTGCCGTACAACTTTTCCTATGTCTGTTTCATTTTTCTGAATAATCATGGGTTTAAATACTGCCATGAATATCACTCCCATATCCTATATATTTACTCATAGCAATCAAAACTGCCGGTCCTTTTCCTTCCAGACGGAACCGGTATCTCTGGCATCTGGCTGGGGTTATATTAAGCACCTGCGTTCTATATCCCTGAGAAGTAAAAGAAATTTTCTTTTCAAACTCTGGTTCACTGTCGCATTTTATAAATACGTCCACTTCACTTCCCGGATCCAGTTTCAAGTTAAAAAGCAGTCTTTTTAAGAACTTATACTCCACACTTCCATCCAACTGGTCTCCGCTCTCTAGCATCCACTCTATTTGTTCATCCCGTGAACCACTGATTGTAAAAAGTTTTCCTGTGGAATCAACACAGTATAGCTGTCCTTCTCCGTATGCCATAAACAAAGCCTGCATATCATCTTCTTTGTGCCACATACCCTTTTTTAAATCATACACATAGATATTCCACTGCCCTGATACATCCTGTAACGATGCATAGTATTTTCCGTTATGCTGACCAGCCACACCGCCCTGAAACCGTACCTCTGCCAGTGCATCCGATACAGATTCCGGATACGCTCCGTCAAAACTGCATACATTGCTCCTGGACACATACAATAATGTTTCATTTACAACACATGCTGTCTTCTCACACCCTTTTGCAACACCTCTGACCGGGAATGATGTGTTGATCTGAAAATTACTTGGTTTATCTCCATAAACCTTATGGATCGTATCTTCCTTGAAAAACAGCACATATCCCATATGAGACAGACAGCCTGTAAAATCCCCATCTGATCCAACTGTAGCCGCATACGAATCTGTGCTGATCCCTTCAAACGCATTCCAGTTCGTTGGATCTCCCAGCTTGCTTGCATATACCTCATGATTCGCGCTGGAGCATCCCCATAAGCGGTTTCCATTCTCACAAATGTAATCCATATCCGGTACTTTTCTGGTAAGCTTTAGCCCAGATTCCTGAGTAAAGCTGGATGATAGATCACCTATGATCACAATGTAGTCATCTGCTTTTTCCTGAATCACCGTAGTCTTGTTAAAGCTACTTTTTGTACAATCGGATATTTCCACACCGTCAAACTGATTAAATTGCTTTCCGATTCCGGTACAACTAATCTTTACCATGGTACTTCCGGTTGTCGTCTGTGCAAATGTTGCTGTTGCAGCCTGGCTCCAGGAAGCCTCTAATGCTGTCTTTTCTCCAGTGGATGTGTTATACATAATTTTATCCGGGAATACCACAATATAGGCTCCCAAACTCACCAGCTGCTTATCTGTATCCTGGACTGTTGCAATTTCTTTATCTTTGTAAAACAGCTTTGTCCCATCCACATAGGCCAAACCATTTTTATAAATGATCCCATGAGGTTTTGATAAACTTTTCAGGATTTCTCCTCTTGGCTTTCTGACCGCTATCGCCGGGAAAACATCTGAAGACATGTTTTTCATGTCCGAAAACTCATTTTCTCCAATTACAAGACCTTTGTTCAGTCCCCCAAATGATCCTATCTGTTTGCTGTCCCCTCTCGGTGTCATTGTCAGCATTGGTAATCGTCCCATTAAAGCTCCTCCTTAAAATTTGGAAAATAATGGTGCTTTTTTTGCCCGATTGCAGCGCCTGAACCATGCAGCATATGCATCATAAGCGGAGTTGTACATTACAACGTCATTGTTATAGCGTTCAGTTTCTTCATTGTGATAATCAATCTTTGAAAGCAGATAATTAACATAGACATCCTTGAACCGATCCGGAATACTTAATTTTTTATCCTGGTCTTTTTCATATTCCATTGGAATAAATTCCAGATTATATCCTTCCGCCCGGTTGATTACTTCTTCAATGACCTGTCCCTCAATTTCATTGATCCATCCCATGATCATGTCTGTACCATACTGCTGCCCTCTTAAAGATGTGATATCACTAATCAAATCGTTTACTGTCATATAAGCACCTACTCTTTCAGTCCCGGCCAGGTAAGCGCTCCATCCTGGTCAGGGGTTAAAGTTACCGGGTCTGTAACCATAGCTCCATCTTCATTCAGCACGTACCATTTCCCATCAATAGTTTGCTGACCGGTCAGCATAGCTCCATCCGCGCCAAGGTAATACCATTTATCTTTGTATTTATACCAGGTATTCTTGACCATTCTTCCTGCACCATCAAACCAGTACCATTTATCATCGTACCAATACCAGTCATTTCTTACAGGCTCCCCGTTTCCGAGGTAATACTTCCAATCTCCATCCTCTTGCTGCCATCCTTTTTTCTTTTGTTCGCTTATTGGAGTTAAAAATAGCTTCTGTTCTGCCTGTCTTCTTCTGGTCAGGCCAGCCAAAATCTTACCACCACCGCGGTTATATGCCAGGATCTTTTCTGATATCTCAGCCCGCGATCTGGTTCCTTTTGCTGTCAACTGATCTATAGATCCTACATTGTATGCAAATGATACCAGGGCATCAAATTCATTTTGATTCCACATGTATTTCGTTCCATATTTGTCTACATTGCGCTCATATGGTCCCATATCATCCGTCAACATCTTATCTGCCTCTGCCTGTGTAATCCTCTGACCTGCTTTTACATTTCCTGTGTGTCCCCAACCAATGGTCCATACTCCTGCCGGGCACTTATAAGCTTCTAATCTGCATCCTTCAAAGCTTCTTATCAGTTTCAAACCATTCTCTGAAATTTTCATGTGTACCTCCTATTAAAAAAGGCTTAGGATATCCTAAGCCTAAAGATGTGTCACTCCAATTTTGTTTTGTCTTCGACCTGACCTTTAATTGCTTTTGCAAGCGGCATCAGGAACGGAGGCATAGCAACACCAATATCAAGTAAATTCTCTAGGATGGATATGATCTCATTGCAAATAAGCCAAACAGCTACTACGGTAGCAATCACAAACGGTATTTTTATGTCCAACCCTATATATTGTCCTGCATATATGATCATCCTATCCATGAGCCATCCTACACCGATCAGGATCCACATTCCGATTTTTTTACAAATGCCTCGAATCCCCTTGTAGCTTGTCACATGTTCCTGACGATACTTCGATGCAACTATTCCGGTTATATAATCAGTAAAATTCAGTGCTACGAGAGCAAACACCGGTACTGCCAATACTCCAAGATAGGCAAATGCTGCACTCATTATAGTGATAAATATTGCTTTAAATCTTTCCAACTTCATTTACCTCACTCACTTTTCTCTGGATTTTCCTTTAACCACTTTTCTGTTACTTTTTTCCAGAGTTTTGGCACCTGCTCCAGTGTCATTTCTCCAGATCTGATTTTTAATCCATAATACCTGCCCATTATGATGTCACTCCTTCCTGGTCTGCCATAGCACTCATTACTGCTCCCATATCTCCAATAGCTCCGTCATGGACTGCTAATGTTTCGGTATTAGCGGAAACCTGTGCTTTCAGTTTTTCGATATCTGTCAGCTCACGAATACCAAATGTTGCCATGATCTTTCCATCTTCGGTTTTGTCCAAAGTAAACGCCGGTGACATCAGACACATATCTTTGTATGCACCTACGGTCAAGCCTTCACCATTCAGGATCCGCACCTCAGACATGTTCTCATCTGTGCATCTCTTCCAAAACTGATCTACTGCTGTCATATCTTCGAATACAGCTTTCATGTTTTCAAGACTGGCAGCTGCTTCCAGTTCAACAGCTGTTTCATTTTTTAAAACAATTTTGTCTTTGTTCATTTTTTCTCCTTTAACTTACGCTTCGTAAATCACATCTAACCCATAAGCTACTGCTGCATCATGCTCAATCCGGCACCCTCTGGCATTTTCCCAACCCTTGCAGAAATAAGCTGCATGACAAAGTGACATATTTTCCAGACTTTTAGCAAGAAAGCAAAGAGGAATCTGTACCACTCCACGTTCTTTCATCTTTTCATTGCTGTACCATTCATCAGTAAACAAGGTGTTTACAATTTCATAGCCTTTGGCTTCCAGGGCCTTGATTGCCTGTTCCCTAGTTGCAATAATCTCTTCATCTGTTTTTCCAGCCATTGGCTGACTAAGCATTGCTTTCTTCATAATTTTTCTCTCTCCTTACATTTTGTAACAAATATTTTCCCATTTTTTATAAGCATCCATATAAAGTTCATCTTTGTCCCCATTATATGTAAACTCATAATACATTCCATCCGGAGTGGTAGTGCTTAATAATGCTTTGTGGTTCTGTAATGTCTTGCAGCACCAAACCACATACACATCATCTACTGTGATTTTTTTCTTATCTGTCTTATCCATGTGCTCATTGGTATAAGCACATACCTTTTCTTTACAAATGCGAATAAATTCAGCATTGCTCATATTTATTCACCTTTCCTTTCTTTTTCTGGTTTGCTTACAATAGTAATTTAGAAACTCTTGGAACAAACAAACTCAACACAGATAATCATATTTCCAAGGTAGTCTTGAATGCTAATAATAATGGAGTAACGTTTACGATTGATGGTGTTCCTTATACTTCACCGATAATGGTTGCGGGAAAGAGCATTACTAGAATGGAAATTGATACAACATTATCTAAATTAACCCTTAGTTTCTTTTATGATGGACAAATCATAAAACGGTATGTATCCTTGTCAGCATCTTAATTTATCAGTTGCAGAGACTTGTATTCCAATAGCAAACAATCTTTTTGTAGATTAAGCCGTACCAAAAATTATCATAGTTACCCATTTTTTTCCGGAAAATGTAGAACCAGCTGTTGCAATTTTTAAATTATTTCCGTCTTTTACTGCTGTAAAATTGTAAACACTGCTATCTTCAACTTTTGTTTGACATATACCGCTAGCATATGTAGGAATGTTTCCAAAAATAGATTGAAGTGTCTTAGTTGCTACTCCATTTGTAAAGGTAAACTCTTCGATAATTAAAACAATCGTTGTAGTCTTAACTTTTATTTTAAAATATCCCGAATCTAAATTACTATTTTGAGCGGTGATCTGATCCTGCAAAGACTTTCCCATACGTGCATCCAGTGCATAGCCTTCTTCCGTGGTTAATGCATTGTTTACCACATTACTTCTTGATAACAGCTGATTTAGCACCTTATCCGCTATCACATCGATCAACGCCTGGACCGTACTTGTCGCATTTTCCTTACCTAATAATCCTAAAAGATCCACAGCTGATACAGACGATGCTTTTCCGTCAAATCCGCCTAGCCCCTGTATCAGCTCTTTTACCACATTTGCATCAGATGCTGCTGCGGATGCACTACTACTAGCCTCTGATGCTTTTTGGGTAGCTGTCTGAGCTGCACTACTGGCTGCACTCTGCGCTGCGGTCGCTGTCTTAGCCGCTTCTACCGCAGCTTCACCCTGCTTCTGCCACTCTGCTTCATTTTTCAGCCTAGCCGATTCATTTTCCTGGCGGATCTTTTCTGCTTCCACTCTGCTACTTTCCGCAGCATCCATTGATTCAGTCTTCTGGTCAATCCGTTTTTCCAGTTTTTCAAGTTCGGACAGCGCCATTTCCGCACCATCCGGAGTATTTATGGTATCTCCAACATACAGGTATCCCTGATTTGTTGCCCACTTCACGGTTCCGAAATCATCTGATCCCCGAAGTGCAATAAATACCGTTCCCACCTGCTTCACGCTGGCAGCACTCACGGTCCATGTCAATATCACATGCTCATCTGTTATTTCTTTTTCAAGTACATCAGTATCCTTAGTTTCCTTTCCGTATCTCAGATCAATACGAAAATCCAGGTTAGATATGTCAATACCGCCTACAGTGAGGCGGTTGATCTTAAACTGTCTGGTTTCTGAATTGTTATCGAACTGTGTCCCTATCTGTCTTTCTGCTACCGGGATCACCAATTCTCTTCCCCGTACAGTTATCATATCTTCCGCCCCCTTTCAGTTACTCCTTGTATCTTGCGCTTTCTTCAATCTCAATCGCATATTCACGCTGAGCTTCTGCATTTTCCAGAACCTCTACAACAGATTCCGGAAGTTCTGTTGGTACTCCACGCTTAATCAGATAAGACTTTCCGTTTACTGCAACAAAAACATCCGCACGATCCTTGTCTGCACTTCCAAGAGGGATCTTAAATCTGATCAGTCTCTCACCCTTTTTCTGGTTTTCTGTAGTCTGTTCTACTACTGCATCCTCTGTTGCAGTCTGTTCTACTACTGCATCCTCTACCTTTGCAGTTCTTCCCATTTTTTAACCTCCTTAGTTCGCCTCTCCATCGCTAAATGTAGATGCTGTCTCAATACGGATCATATAAGCTTCTGTTAAGATTTCTGTTACCTTAAGGGCTTTCCAGCCTACTGTAGCCCTCTGATCCAGTGGATCACCCGTTCCGGCACTACCAAGCTGTTTAATGATTGTCTGTAAGCCGCCGCCCTCAATTTTTGTAGTTGCATATGCATTTGCACCGAAGATCAGAGTTGCATATACATCAATTTTTGTGGCATCAGATGTGCTCTTTGCCGCTCCGGCCTTAGCCCAGATTTTAGCCTCTGTGGTTTCAACAAATCTAGCGCCCTCGATTTCTCCAATCTCTCCGTTATAAATTTTTTCTGGGTTTTTGTACTTAACCGCATCAATCCAGCGCTCATCTTCTGTAAGATCGTAGGAGCAGTCTGGATGTACAATACCGTAATAATATCCGTTGATTTTCTTTGCATTCTGCTTTTTAAGGAATCGAACTGCTTTTTTAACAGCCTTAACTGTCAGTTTCATCTCAGAGGTTAAGGCCGCTCTGGAAGTTACCTGTCCCTCTGCATACTGTACATTAGTTCCGGCTGCCAGGACTTCTCTCGAGATTGTATCCAGAGTTCTACCTGCCTGAGATCCGATTAAGGTAGTTGCTTCAACGATATTGTTGTCGATTGCTGTTAAGATCAGTAAATCAGACAGCTCAATGAAATCACCATACTGCTTTACCGTTGCCTCGATCTTGGTAACGTTCATAGCTTTACCGGTCGGTGTTACACCTTCGGTCAATGGTGTCATTGCTTTCGGAAGCTGATCATACTTACGGAACTCAATGGTCTTACCACCATTCTTTGGAATGTTTCTTGTCTGTGCCCACTGATCATGTACAAGTTCCGGTTCTGCATTCTCGATCAGATTGCGATCATAAAATGTCTTCATTTCTACAGACATGCCAGATGCTGTAGTTGTATTCGCCGGTGCGTCAAATAATCTAAGATTCATGTAAATAATAGTCTTTTTCATGCTTTTTCCTTTCTACATCGTAATGGTCTCCCCTCTGGCTGCGCGCTCCATGACTTTGTGGAATTCATCCCTTGATAAATCCCACGCATTCATCTTTGTTCCATTAGCACTACCGGCACCCACACCATTTTCTGATGGTCTACCATTGCCAGATCGGATTGAATCCGCAACTTTTTTCTTTGTATCTCTCTCTGTCTGGGCCATTAACCCTTGTGTGATCTCGTTGAAATGAACTGCTTTATAGGCGTTTTCGACTTCTACTCCGGCTCCCAACAGCCTGGTAAAAGTCTCATTCTCACATTCTTTTGCCATATCAAATTCTGGGAAATGCTGCTTACAAAGCTCAGCCTCTCGGTCCCATCTGGCATAGATATCATCCCTCTGCCTGATCTGCTGCGCTCTCTGGGCGCTTTCAACCAGCTGTCTATTCTGAGCCTCTGTCTTTCTCATTCTTTTCAGCTGATCAACAGTCATGTTTTCTTTAAGAGCCTGCTCTTCCCAGAAAGAGTCATCATTGTCGATGGCTTCCATGATCTTTGCTACATTTCCATCTTCGATACCGTATCTTTCAGATAGCAACGACATCAAAGGCGTATATGAATCCAGCTGTTCATGCAGCCGCTGCTCATCCTTAAATCTTCGGTCAATATGGCTTTTTACGTCTTTACCATACAGATCACGATACTTTTCCTTGAATTTTTCATAACCTGCCTGCCGCTCTTCCGGTGTTTCTTCCAGTTTCTGGCCTTCCTCTGCCCCAGTGCTTCCAGTGGTGTTCTGGACATTTTCTCCCGTTTGATCTGCTGCTGGTGCTGCCGCACCGGTTCCACCGCCTTCACCTTCAAAAAGTCTTAAGTTCATTTCGATGATTCTCTTCATTTTGCTCCTCTCAGCAGTCTTTCCTGCGTGTCTTAAAATTCAGCGGTCTTTCCCGCGCGTTCTATTTTTCATGGTATCACATTCATTTTTTCTTCTCTACCACCCCAGACTTTGCGTTCATATGAACGAATTCCGGGTAAGATTTACTTAATGTTTCATATCCCCTCTTTATGGTATAAACCATTGCATTCAGGCGCTTCTGTGCTTTTTTCTTGACCAAAACGCGAATATCTATCAATCCATCTTTGAGCTGCAAGTCCTGGATCACCACTGCTTTTTCTTCTCCTAGGTCGATCATACACTGTGCTGCCGTCTGTCCAATGGCAGATACCGCAGCGCACACAATGTCATGTCCTTCCGGAAGTCCCATAGCGCATCCATATCCGGCATGACCTTCCACCTTTAAGCGAAAGTATCCTGGTACGTTTTCAAATGTTATTTCTGTCACTGGTTTACCTCCGTTGCTGTAGCTGCCTTTTCCCTGGCCTTTCCTGCCTGGCTGGTATCTGTATTCACTGCCTGTCCTAAAGAATTTGTCTTTATGCTATTTCCCTGGTTTACATTCACATCTGTCATAGCCATCTGGTTGTTTCCAATCAATCCATTAACAGCCTGGATCAGATCCGGTCTATTTGTCATTTCAGCAACCATCGGTGCAAGCTGCGCTAATATCTGCTGCAACTGCTGGATCTCCTGATACATGGTGCCATTCTCTGATATCTTTTTAATCACTTCTTCTCTACGATCAAAATCCATCATAGATACTACTGCAAGGGCCTGATCCGCAAGCTGAGGATTAAACAGTCCCATACCAAAGAGTTCTTTTGCCAGTTCGTTATTTGCGATCCTGCTATACGGGCTTGCCTTCTGTGCTGATATTTTGACATCAAACACTGGTCTTCTGGTCAATATTTCCCCGTCCATCATTGTTGCTGTCTGTTCCTGTAATTCGCTCTTATCCATCATCACATACTGTGCATCACCATTCGGCTGAGTGATCCGATAGCAACGAGGCAGATCATAAAACTGCCTGATAAGCTCAATAATCAGTGTCACAACCTCTGCATGTGCGGTGTAGCTAGTTTTGATCATATCCCGGCTCAGTTTACTTCCTGCTTCCTGCAATGCTGCGATAGCTGAAGCCGCAGTTACTCCCGATGCTGTGGATCCCTGAGAAAAATCCCGGTTTCCGCTTGTTTCTTTCAGCTCATCCACTTTAATCGTTCTCATGTTGATAACATATTCCGGAAGCTGTGGCGGCTGGATCTGTTTAATTTTGGTTTCGTCCATTGTTCCAGATACTTCCACCAAATCTTTGCTTAAATCCGCAAAATCCTCTGCATTTACATTTGATCCTGACGATACAAAATATCTCGGTTTACTCAAATTTGCAGACTTGAGTATCACCGAATCCAGCTTGTCTATATATTCCTGTGGATTTACCATTACATCCAGATATCCAAACCCTGCTGGAGAACCTTTTTCCGGGAACATAACATCAAACACAAACGGATATTTACCGTGTTCATACCATCCATTAGTGCATGTTTCATCATCCTCAGATGCATACAACACAATTCCCGGAATAAATTTGCAGTAGTGCAGCACCGTCTTAACTCCGCCAGTTGCAAGCAGTATCCTTTTTTTGTAGTACCAGTCAATGACCTGCACCTTGTTGCTTGTATCGATGTTCTCATCATAGATATACTCTGACTTTATCAGTTCGCCTGTGCCTACTGTTTTATCTTCAAGTTCTGGATATGCTTCTTTTAGCTCATCCAGATCCATAAGTTCTGTGGTAAATACATCCTTGGATCGCTGTATGTCCTTTATACCAGGCTCCCAGTAGATATTCATGATATCCTGGCATTTCACATCAACGTCTCCTAAGCCGTTTTCTTTTTCTTTGTTCCAAAAGACCCCGTAAATGGCTGTACCAGTTTTGGGCTTATCCCAAGAGCAGTCATTGTATACCTGCTCAAAATTATTCTGATCCAGTATAACCGGCACCACCTGAGAAAGGATTTTCGCTGTATCCTCATCTGACTGTTCTCTGGGAAGAATAGCCGGGCATGGATAATTGTCCATAAAATCCGCATGTTTATTAATCAGGCTGTTAAAAAGCCATGCGCTCACTGGCTGGGGATCATTTGCGTTGCGAAATTCACTGTTAAAGCGCTGCCAGTGGTTATTCTTCCACCATTCCTCTGCACCTACAATTCTTGTTTCTAATGCTGCTTTTCCCTCTTTATACTTCTGCAACCTGGCATAAGCATCATCTACTTCTTTTTTACCAATTTTCTTTTTTACAAGTTCTTCGTCCATTTTCGCTCCTAAATCCTAATGATTTTATATGCTTTTTCACGTTCTGCCTTATACAGATCCAAAGGATCATCCAGCGGCGGTTTTTTCTTTACATTCGCACGCTTTGCGATCTGGTACTGCATCAGGAAATATCTGCACTCATCATAAATATGATCTTCCTGTGTAGTGTCAATATCTTCTACGTTCTTTGCATCATATACCAGCTGTGGGATCGTCCTTATAAATCCCTTACATGTGTTAAAAACGTAAAATAACGGATGTCCATCTGCATTAAATGCCAGTCTGTAATGATATTGCATTTTCCCGGCAATTCGATGATTATCGCCTGGGCTCCAGTACACTCCATTTCGGGCCATGATGTCCGCTATAGAATCGCCTCTGCTCACATCAAAGATTGATGGATCTGCTATGCCTGCTATTTTTCTTCCCTTAAGGTTTGGATCAGTCTCTTCTACTTCCCGGATCATCCGCGCCTGCTCTGCGGGATCCACTTCCAGTCCTACATTTGCCTGTCCCTCTTTGCAACCATACAGCTCACGGATCCGATACACACATCCGCTATAATCGACAGCATACCAGCCAACTGAGAACGGTTTAGCATATCCAAAGTCGTAGCTTCTTCCGATCAGCCATCCTTCCGGTATCTTAAACGGCTCAATAACATGGGTCCATTCTCGGCTTTCATAATTTGACGGGTCATTTTTCCATTCTGAGAATACCTGTCCACTGAACGAATCCCAATCACCATACAAAAGCGCATTTCTTTCTGCTTCTGGCAGCATAGCCAGTGATGCGATATACTCCGGGTTGTTGTCCAGCAAAGCCTTATTATCAAACACAGAGCTAGGGATAAATATCCTGTCTCTGGTACGCTTTATCACCTCACCGGATGGTTTGGTGACTGTCTCTTATACACATCTCCGAGCCCACGAGACCGAGGCTGATCTCG